GGAGGAAGGGGTCTTTCATTATCCGCATGTTGCCGATAATCATTTCCTGAATACCGAACTTGTACTTGCCGTTCGGGTCAACTTTAACCGGCATACTTCGAGCTTGTGCTTCACTCTGGAGAGCCAGCCACAGGGTGTTACCGACGATAACAACCAGTTCACCGCTGTTGTTCTCAAGGTCGGTCAGAGGGTCAACAACCGACTGCAACCAGTCGATAGAAATGTTGTACTCTGTCGTGCCCTGAGTCGTGGTTGTATAGCGGTTATCCGCCTGCTGCCACCAGTCGTTAGTACCAGCAGATTTACTCCTGGTTAACGTACCGTAGGTTCTGTCAACGGTAAGAGCAGAGGTCAAGCCCTGCACATACTTGTTGCTGTCAGAGCCTATAAAGGCTGCGTTCGTGCCAGCATAGAATAATTTTCGAAGGTGCAGACGACCGGCTTCGTTGGTCTTGCGAACCTTGAACTCGGCCAGCTTATGAAGCTGTGTACCGTCTTCGGTATCCAGTGCGTTCTGCAATTCCTCGTCCAGGTCAATCTGAACAGGCACTTGGAAAGTCTTCCTTTCAAAATACGCCCGCTTGGTCGTATCTTTAGTGCCATGTGTCAACGGCTCATTCACAGTGTAATCCTGTGCGAGGTCTTCGGTTGTATCCGTGTCAAGCTCTTTGTAATAGAGTTTGCCACCTTTGAACTTGAGGTTCTTTCTCTCCATGATGAGATTGAGAACCGGTGTCTTCTGCATGTACTCTACTTCCAGAGATTTGTCGTGCATATCTCTGGTCATATTTTCCAAATCTTGATGAAATGACATCTTTAGTCTCCTTGACTTAGTTAGTTAATAAACTGATGTTCCTACCTGCCAGCACCTAATTTGCCGTACTGAGCAGAAACTTCTTCCAATGAACCTTTTTTAACTTCTGGATTCCCAAACGCCGGACGTTCGCCACCGCCGCCAGTGTCAGTAATAAGAGGTCTATTTGGATTCGTTTCCTTGTTAGAGGCCTTTTTGTCCTTGACCGTCTTGAAACACTTTCGCAAGCGAAGGACAGCCTTAGCCGGATTCTCCGGCAAGCCGTGTTCCTCGTTCATCTGCTCCATCAGCTTGATAGCGTCATTGCGAAGCCCTGAGCCGAATTCTTCCTCAAGCTCTGCACAGACATCGTTAAGCACTTGATTTCTGCGTTCTCTGGCTTCACGCTCGGCACGCTCTTTAGCCGATTCCTGTTCGTACTGATTGGCTTTGGTTTTTAGAGACGCCAACTCTTTGGCTTGGTCAGCAATTATTTTCTTGGAAGCAGCCACCACCTTAGCAACATCTTCGATTGTTGCATCTTCGATGTTGATGTCAGGCAGCGATTCGGCTATTGACTTCGATGCTTTACTCTGAGCGTTCAGTTCGGCAAGCTGTCTTTGCTGCTGCTCGAATTGCTGTTGAAGCTGCGACATCTGAGTGGACATCTGTTGCTTTTCAGCCTGAGCCTTACGGAAGTTAGCTTCCGCCTGGTCTGCTCGCTGACGCTCCTTGTCAAATTCGCCGTCCACTTTTTCCGCTTCTTGAATTGCCTTTTCTCTGAGTTCTTTTTCGTCCATTTTGGAATTCCTTTCCTTTGTTTGAGCACATGTCTCTTTCTGGATTCACTATCTATCTAACTGGCAGTTTGGCTCGTGTCCCTTTTGCTGCTGATAGTCTATCTAAACCGTAACGCACGGTTTAAGTTACTTACTGTCCTTTAACACCTTCTCTCTCTGGGCGGACTGTTCTTTCAAAATAGCAAGTGCCGATTTCAGGCGAGTCTTATCGCTCTTGATTTCCTCTGCTCTCATAAGGGTATAAGCGTCATCCTCAGCCTGCCATTTTTTATCTTCATCGCTCATCTGTACCATTAAGCTGCTCCTTGAAAAACTTGATTAACCTGCTGCATTAACTGCATAACCTGTTGCAATACTTTTTCTTTTGCCATCGCCAACTGTTCCGGCGTAAATTGACCTTCGCTTTGCTGTGCCTGCTGTATCATCGCTGCAACTTGCTGACTCAACATGATGAACTGCTTGAAAATCTGCGTCTGTTTGTGTTTGGCTAAAATTTTACTTCGATTGGCAATGTTGAGTATCCGAAGCATGTCCTCAAGCATTGGATTGACGTTCGGCTCAGCCAAGAGTTTGTAGGCCGCCAAATAATCATTCTTCCTTCTCTCCTCATCAAAAGGCAAAGTCGAACCTGGCTCAATCTCCAAGTCCCACTCAACCTTTTTCAGTTCGGCGTTCATCATAATGTTGCGAGTCTCACCGTCTGTCCCGATGATTCGCATTCTACGTTGTAGGTCATAATACTTCTGGAGCATCTCTGCGATATTGATAGCTGTACCTTCTATCCATTTATCCAAAAGAACAGAACGCATAGCAATCATATCGTGAGCGTTGGTATCTAAGCGTGCAGCCTCAGTTGCGGACAACTTACCTTTGACAGATGCTCCCTGTGCTGTCGGGTGCATGAACTGTTGAGTCTCAATGTCCTTCTTGAGGTAATCAATAAGAACGAACACCTCTTGACCAAGCCTGCCGGATTCGAGATTTCTAATGCCGTCCTTGCGGCCCTTCTTAACAATGATAAGCTCACCAGCCTTGCCCTTGATTTCCCGAACTCGTCCCTTCTTATCTTTGGCTAATGTCTGAGCTTCGACAATCTTTTGGGGATCCGCGTTTAACTTAATATGCTGTATAAGATGAGCAACCGTACTATTGAGCATGTCCTGACTACTTTTGGAAAATTCGACCGCATTAGAACCTTGCCACATGTGCGGCAAGATATGATGAACCAAAACTGTGAACGGCCATCGACTGAATGGATATATCTGGTCTTCGATTTCTGGGTTTAGTATTGTCTTACCTGCCCTGAGAACGTATCTACCTCTGGGGAATAACGGCTTGTTATATTCCTGAATAACCTGCTTCGGATATTTATCTTTGGATAATTCGGTATCATCCTTAGACCATTTCAAGATTCCAGTACCTTCTTCAACATAGACCTCACCACGTTCGATTAAAGCTTTCTCTGGAACGTAATCCTCAATCTTAACATGCTTCTCGTAGTCGTCCCTGAAATATGTCTCCTTTAACCAGACATACTCAATCGTCTCTTTATCGGCATCACTGACAGACGTAAGGTCTCTGCCGAGAATGACCGATACGAGTTTCGAGAAGTATCGTTTTAGTGTGCTGGCCGATTGATTTTGATAAACCGGCATAGCGTCGGTTAATGAATCGAAACCATCGCTATATTCAAGGTCGTTGTAATCGCTCGACTTCTTCGCTTCCTCTCGAAGTTCTTTCTCAAAATCAGGCCATTGGTTAATAGCCCAGTCAAGGCGAACCTTTCGCATTGTACCGAGATTGCGAGCGTCTTTGACTCTGGAAGCGGTGGGGTCAACCCAGAAATTAGCCGGATGAACGAGACGATGTTTTATATCACCAACCCACTTTTTGTTCTGCTCATCCCAGTTGGCTTTGTTCTGCCAATAAATTTTACCGACTGCATAACCGAACACGGCAGAATCGAGCAACGCATAAATAACATCTTCTCGCATATTGAGAAGCTGTTCCCATGTATACTGGATAATGCCCTGCCATTTCTCTGCGTATTCTGCATCTTCATCTTTCCACGAACGACCAAGAACCTTAGGATTGTTCTTGGATAGTTTTGCTACACCCTGCATCATCAGCGGATAGATGTAATTGATAACGATATATTCCCAATCAGGATTTTTCCTAATATCGCCAAGTTGTTCGTTCCAGACGTACATAACAGCAGTACGCCAGATAGTATGCCACTTCTTGGTAACAGCCATACCAGCAGCTTCTATCTCATCGAGATACTTGTTAAGTTCTTCGCCTTTTAACAGCTCATTTAGCATTGTTTATTTACCCAATAATTCAATCTTAGATTGCAATTCAGCGACTTGTGATTGTAGAGTTAAAACAGAATTAACTAAATTGTGTAATTCTGCTGGAGCAATTCCAGGTCTGCCACGTTCGCCTGATGAACCTGGAGGGCCTTGAACACTTTTGCCGTCCTTGCCATTTTTACCATCTATTCCACGAGGCCCAAGTAAATCAACCCATTGTCCCCAAGTACCATCTGGATTCTCAAATCTGATTTTAGTACCATCCCACTGATGAAATGGTACATCGCCTTTTTTACCTTGCTCTCCTTTGATGCTTTTGCCGTCTTTACCAGGTTCACCTTTAGCAGGAGTTAAATCTATCCATTGTCCCCATGTTCCATCTGAATTCTCGAATCGAATTTTATAACCAACTATCTGATGTTTAGGCGTATCCCCTTTATCGCCTTTGATATTCTTCCCATCAAAATAATCTTTTCCCTTAATTGGAGTATAGCCATCTTTGCCATCAAAGTAATCTTTGCCCTTAACTGGAGTATAACCATCTTTGCCATCAGAATAATCCTTGCCCTTAATCGGCGTATAGCCATCTTGTGGTAAAACAGTTGCAAAGTTTATCCACTGTCCCCATGTGCCATCTGGATTTTCAAATCTGATTTTATGGCCGTCAATTTGATGTTGTGGTGTTTTGCCATCTTTACCTGGCATTCCTCTTTCACCTTGTGCCAAAACTTCTAATTGACCACCATTGTCCCCGACAAGGTGTAACCCACCTTGTTTAACAATGATTCGTTTGCTGATATTCTCAGCGATTAACTCACGTTCACTTTTCGTTTTCTGTCCTGAAAAATCACGTTTATTCATTATCCGTCCCTTACAAATGCCCTGCCTGCATAACGATTTTCAATCGAGAAAGTAGCTAACACGACGTTGACAGTTTTGTTGTTAATAATTGCTCCATCCAAAACCACAGTGAAATCTTTCTCTTTTGCATAAAAATTATTTGCACTTAAATCAACTCCACAAAGATTTACTCCTGACATACTATCAAAATTCCTATCGTCAGATATTCCAGTGGGCATAGTAATCTCGCTACTACTATCATTCCGATAAATTTTTATCGTGCCGTTGGTCGATGGAGTTATTAAAGTGTGCCAGAAAAAGTAAACAACGTCGCCCTGTATATAATCACCTATATATCCTGCCGGTGTAACACCAACAGACGATTCGGCATTACCAAACATTGAATCGTAAACATTGGCAGGCAAAACAGTGAAATCCTCGTTAAAGGCAAGGATTGTTTCAGTCGGAAAACTATCAACAATCGCATCTGTAAAAGATAATCGCAACTGTCCGAGTGTAGCTACATTTCCGGCTGTAAGTTCTAAAGTCGCAAGCCCCTTGCCAGTGAGGTTAATGTCATTATCACCGCCAGTTTTTGAGAGCGTTAATTCGCTGCTGCTGTTGCCCTTGACCAATTCGCAGACAATATCTGTGGGGTCGAATTCATCATTATCACGCAATAGCGTTTTGCCATCGGAATAATCAACAAATAGCCCGACTACAATCGTAACCGCTGTATTTTGCCTTAAATACCTCATTGGTTACCTCTGTAGTGTTGTTGAACGGATACATCTGCAAACCCACGATTGAACGGCAGCCAGCGAACAAGATTAGGGTCATTAAGTGTACCTGTGAGTCCGAGCTTACTGTCGGTTACTGTTGTCCCAGAACCCTCGTCTAACATATAAAGAACATCTGAATATTTACCGAAGCCGAGTATTACTTCATTGCCTGATTCCGTGCGTTCGCTCAGACCCTGAATAATCATATATTTTACCGTTGGGCCGGTTATGCCGCTGAAAAAGCGTATCTTGTCTATATCACCCCGATACGGTTTCTTGTAATTCTCACCTGCGATTAGATTGTCGGCATTAGCAAAATCGGGGAATGTTCCTGAGACCTCAAAAACCTCTGGTGTTGTGTCTATTTGAATAGTTAATCTTATACCGCCAGTAATGGTATTAAATATGAAAGCGACTTCGTGCCACTGGCCATCATTAACACGTGTATTGCTTCGATTATCTGCAACCAGAGAGCCACCAGAGTCGAACAGATAAAATTTCGGTTTTCCGGATGAAAGCCCGATTTCATAACCAACGCCAGAGCCTTTTTTGTCAATCAGGCCGATAAACGATTCTCTTGTTTTGACCCAGAAGTCTATCGCCCAGCCATTTGCAATATCATAAGAATTACTGTCAGAAAAGGTTATATAGCCCTCTCCGTCAAATGACAAAGAATCCTGTGGATGGTCGATAACTGTAGCTGTTACAGTTGCAACATTGGAATCACCGCTATTTGCATTTGTCCCACCGTCATTAGCTTTGAACTGGAATGTACGAACGTCGTTTGTATCGGCTGTAAACCAAATATCGCTGCCAAATGAGCTTAAAGTATAGGGCAAATCATTTGAATCTATAACACTTGCTCCGCTCTTTGGGTCTTGAAGCGTTGCATTGGTCGGATACGAAGTAATTATGTACCTTAGCTTTCCGGGTACACTTGGCCAACCATCATCAGTTGCAGCCAGAGTAATAGCTGTGGTTAGCTTGGTATAAATTGAAACATTTACATCGCTCGCAACTGGTGGAACAGGGATAGCGGTTACTGTTATGCTGGCTGTCCCTATGGACTTACCACCACAAGGTGGATTCTTACCAGTGCCGTCATCAGCACCATAAGTGAAGCTGTCGGAGCCTGTGTAATTCGGGTCTGCTGTATATTTAACCTGATTATCCGGCAAGGCATAAGGAACAGACGAAACCTGCGTATTACTCGAATCATAAACCGTTCCATTGCTCGGTAGTGATTCCACGCTATAAGTCAAAGATTCGCTATCTGTTGCCGTGATATTAAAAGTTTGGCTTGCTCCCTGAACAATGCTAAATGATTCATCCTCAATTACAGGTGAGCGGTCAAGAGTTTCAAACGTCAACCACTGCTCAGCAAGGACAGCGAGGTCTTTTATATCAACCGTGCCACTGCTGTCAAAATCAGTGTTCGGGTCTGATATATCGGGGTCTGAATTCTGCCAATCGGCAGCAAAAATCGCATAGTCCCGAAAATTGACTACACAGTCCCCGTTAAGATTTGCCTCAAGAGCAAATGCAGGGCAGGTAAATAAAAATAGCATTATAGCAGCTAATCGCTTCATCTCGGCTCACACATCTCCATTACAGCAAGTAAAAATTGCTGATTTCTTTCCACCTCATAGGCATAGTTTGGGTCATTAACATCTGGCAGCACGTTTGGGTCGTTTAAGAATTCGTTGACATCTTTAAGAAACTCACTGTTTGTTTTTTGCCTTTCAAGCTTTTCTTTTTTCGCATCAACAATTTTCTTAACGGCTTCCTGCTTAGTAACTTTCAGCCCCATATCTTCGCAAACCTTGACCGCCTTTTCGTTGAGTTCCTTGGCATACTGATAAACCTCGTTTACATCAACTACCCGCAGCTCCAAAACTTCCTCAATTGTCCCTGAGTATGTTTTGGTTTTGAGATTAGCTTCCTTAACAGGAAGCTCTTTAACCATACTCTCGACCTCAGTTTTGCGAACCTCTAAATCGTCAAAAGGAGCTACCGGCTCTGCCGTAATCGAAATACAAACGCAAAACAAAACCCCTATGGTTATTGTTGTCGTCATGTAATTGATTTGATTTTTCATTTTAACCTCGTGATAAAATATCACTGTCCACTTACACACGTCTAACATCAACATAGATAGTGGTGGAATCCAAATCACTGGCAATGAATAAAAATCTGTCGTACCCATGTGCATTCAATACATATCTCGCAATATGGTCATCTGGAGAAGATGGTTGCACAACTTTGGTATCGCTTATCCAGTTATTCAGTGCTTCTGTGATACTGTCAGCAAAGAATATGCCTGTCGAATGCTCTTGAAGACCTTCTTTAATAGTTAATTGGGCAATTCTGGTATAATGGTCATCTCCAGCAGCGGCATATAACTCAAGAACACTATCAACAGCATCATCATCGGCATCTGAACGAAAACGAAATTCAAGAGCGACAGTTCCATCATTAGGTACGATTTTTACTTTTTTAGTTGAGTCCAACGCTTCTACGGAAGCATCATCTCTGGCATCAACTGCCAATGCAGCTTGTTCGGCTGTAATCGAACCAGCTTCTTCCCATGTGAATTGATGAACATAATCCTCAGCCGGATTAACTAATACCTGATTTTGATGTTTGTAGGGGCTAACACCCATTTTGAGACTCCTTTCGTATATCAATCTTGCCCTGAATATGAAGTTGATAACCTGCAATAGCACAAATAGCCAACGTAGCAACTAACGCTTGCCATAGACCAGAATTTGCCACAACAGTAATTCCAGTAATAGCAGCCATCGCTACATTGGTTTTTTTACTCAGACCGAATTTGTTGTTCTGGGTTTCCATGTTCATCTTTCTTATCAAGCATATCCAGTTCAGCCTGGATATTATCCTGTTCCTCGAATAAACCTTGATTGCCGTTACGCACTTCATAACTGGCACGAAT